AATTTTCTCTTTGTATTAATATAATCAATTGTTACTGGACTAAATGAAATTGATGGTCTTTTACCACTTTTACACATATATGAAGGAATTCCATCAATATAGAATATGTATCTAAATTGATATTTTGGTTCAAATTCCTTAAACATCATTTCATCTGGCTCTAATATTTTTGCCATTAATTTTCTCCTATTAAAAAATATATTATTTAATAATAAATATAGATTTTTTATGTTTTTTGTTAATTTTTTTAATAATCAGATCTACTTATATCAAATAAATAATCATCTATAAGTTCTTTTAATTTATTTTCATCATCTGGTAATACTTTTTCATCTTTTATATCACCTTCTTCATCTTCTAAAGCAATATACCATTTATTATTTCTATTATATATATTAATTCCTTTATCAAATTCACCTTTAATAAAATAACCTTGTCCATCTTTAGACCAACCTTCTAATTCGTCATTTTTAATACCTAATGATTTAAATACACTCTCTATCTTTTTAGATTTTCCATCATTATTTTTTTCACTCGATTTATTTAATTTTTCTAATTTTCTTTCATATTTATCTATTTCTTCTTGTGCTTTATTTATTTTACGATATGCAACTTCAGCCATTTTATCTTGACCCATGCTCATATAATGTTCGTATTTTTTTTCCCAATCATTATTTATCTTTTCTAATGTCTTGATTTTAAAAATAATACCATTTTTTTCATTATGTACACTTTGCTTATCTATAGTTTTTTTAGTATCTTTTGTATCTTTAGTAGGTTTAGATGTATTAGTATTTTTTATATCTTTTGTATAATAGAATTTTCCTCCACGAGCACCTTTTTGAATTTTAACACCTTTAGGTATTTTTTCTCCAGGTTTCAAATATACTTTAATAGGTGATTCTAATAATATTTCTTTTATAGTATTTCTAATTATTTCTTTAATTTTTTCATTTGTCATACTAATTCCAATTTTAATTGTTATCAATATAAATAAATATAGTAATATGTGTTTTTCTTAATATTTTTCTTTAAACATAAAAAAACCTCTATAAATTATATAGAGGTTTTATATTTTTTATGATAATTTATTATTCGAAACTAGCTCCAGTAGGTAAAATATTGAATGTTAATTCAATAAATTCTGCTGCTCTAGTAGGTTGAATATAAACTGCTCCTACTAATGTGTTTCTATCAATAACATCATTTGTATTATTTGTATCATCCATAACAACTTTGTATGCATAAACACCTCTTTTTCTTTGAACAGAATCCATATAAGGATTAACTATTGATAAGAATTGATTACGTGTTTGATTAACATTAGGTTCAAATACAATGTATTTAGCAGTTGATGCAAAGAACTTTTTAAGTTCAATTAACAATCTTCTAACATTTATTCTATCTAATGCAGATGCTTTTTGTTGTAATGTTTTTTGACCCCATACACTTGGTCCTTGATTTGGGAACATTGCAATTGGATTAATTCTACCTTCATACAAATCATTTCTATCTGATTGTGTAAGTCTTTTCTTAATATCAATTACATCTGTTAATCCACCTCTATTAAGACCTGCAGGTGCATACCAAGGAGCTGATACTCTATCATTAAATGATATTACTCCTGCAATAACAACTGAAGGTGGAACCCATAAGCTCTTATTTCTTTGTGAGTCATTAATTTTAACCCAAGGATAATAAGTTGCTGTATAATTGTTATCAATTCCAAGAACTGAATCAATTGCTTGAGCTGCAGTGTCTGTTTGACCTACGCAATCCATTACAAAGAAACAATCTTGTCTTTCATCACATAAATTACGAGCATGCTCTAATACATATGGGTGATAACTTTGTAATATACCAGGAATAATTAACATGTTCATGTCATATTCATCTGGATTTGAAATTGTATTTATTGCTTTCTTAAATGCAATTGTTCCTGCACTTGCGCCAGTTGAACAATCAAATCCAAATACGTTATCTGCAGTTATTCCTGCTCCCGCTTGAATTGCTCTGTTAGGTGGTATACCATCCCATCCACCTTGAAATGCTACAACAAATTTTAACATTTCTTTAGGTGCTGCTGATCCTGAAAGTGATCCAGTATATAATGATGAACTAACATGTCCATTTTTATTGTCTAAGTTAAATGAACCAGATACGTTAGCGATTGCACCATCCATAATTGGCATACTGAATTGTTTTGCATCATAACTTGTCAAGTCAATACCCCAGTTATATTTATTATTATAAATATCTGCAGTAGGACCTTGTTGAGCAATCATTGGAACAGGTATAGTATCTGAACCGGTAACTGGATTATAGTATGAACCATGACCAAATGGAACTATTTCATTTGGTAAGCTTGCTAAACCATCAGCTGCTTCAACTCTAATATATTTACTCTTATTTTCATATTCACCAAATGCTTCAACTCTACCATCAGAATCGATAGTTGTATATCTATCACCAATCATCTTTAAAATATAGTTATTACTATTTGGATCTAATGTACAATTTGCAAAAGTTTCAACAACTAATTGTCTTGTATCAGTATCGTCATATTCTCTAACAACAACATTAAATGTTCCATATGAACCAGATATTGTTGGTTTAGTAATATTATCTATTGCAACTTTGTATTTTTTGTTTACATTACTACCATCACTACGAGTAATAAATCTAAACAAGTTAAATGGACCACCAGATACACTTGCTTGTGATTGAATATATGGAGTATATGCATATGAATATGCTGCATTTGTATTAAATGTTAAATTACCAGAACCAGATGAAATTACACCATTAGATGCAGTGTTTGCAAATGTTTGGAATAATTGATAACAATAAAGTTCTTTTGATAATGCATTACCATTTCTATTATATGGATCTGAACCGAATACTTTTAAGATATGATTTGTTGAACTTATTTCTAATGAACAAGAAACACTAACAGAAGCAGAATTTATTACAAATGCACTTCCACTTCCTTGAACAGTAATTGCTGAAACATCGAAATCAACACTACCTGAAGTAGGTGCTAAAACTGCTGCTACTTGTCCATCTACTAAAATTTTTAAATAATCATTCTGACCTTGTGATCTTGAAAATGTGTCTTTCCATCCTTCTGAACCTAAAACTCTTACAACATGAACAATTCCTGCATTTTTCAAATAATTTTTAACTGCGTATGGAACATAAGTTCTATCGCTATTTGAACCAAATATTGCTTCGAAATCGTTTGCATTTGTAATAGGTGTAGGTTGAAAGGCTGGTCCCATTTCTGTTGGTCCAATTACTACTGCACCAATTTGACCGATACCTGTGGTCAGAAAACTTTGATCATTTTCTCTGGTAAAAACACCAGGACTAATTATTTTTTCTGACATATTTTTCTCCTATTTATTATATGTATTTTGATTAAATTACATAAATAAATAGTTGATTTTCGAAGGAGAATAACTTTTTTTTATTGTTTTTGATTATTTTCTATATTTATTTCACCAGTTTTTAAGTTTATTTTACCGTAACCATATTTTGTGCCTATATCATTAATAAGTGCATCCTCTTTTTTACGTGTTTCATCATATTCTTTTAATAAATTAGTTTTAATATTATTTAAATTATTAATTTGAATCTCAATATCACCTATTTTAGACATAATATCTATATAATTATTACCTAAATTTTTTAATTCATTTAATACATTTTCAGGTAATTTAATAACGTTTGACATAATAACTCCTATTTTTTAGTTAAATTTGATATAAATTCTATAATATAATCAATTAAAGTTTTTTTTTGAGCAATAATTTCTGGTTTTTTAGGTTCAATAACTTCTATATCATCTTCTAAGTCTATTAAATTTATATTATTTAAATTAATAGTATTTTCTTTAGCATATTTTTCATATGCATTTTTCATTTTAATATGATAGTTATTTTGTTTATATCCTGGACCATTATATCCAAGAGCAAATTTTTCCCAATTTTTATCTCTTAAAGCTTTATCTAATTTATTACTTTTAATAAAACCTGTAAATGCTTTTAGATGATTTCCTTCACTAATATACATATCATTTACAAATGTTTCAACATCTAACCAACCACATATTTCATAATTAAATCCCATTACTTGAAATTTACCCCAACTTGCAGATTTAAGAGCAGCAATTTTATCTAATTTCATTGCTTCTTCTAATCTATTATATTCTGCTTCTCCACCTTTGTATAGAGATTTATTCCATTTTCTACTACTTATATGTGGGTGAGATATATCATATTTATGATTTGTATATTTAGAAAATATATGTGCTTCAAATAATATTGTTGGACGACCACTTTGAAGAAAACCACTTTTAGGAGATTCAACTTCTGCAACCGCTTTAATTGCTGCAACTTCGCATCCTAAATATTGTGACGCATTTTTAAAATCGTTTTCATTTAATAACTTTGACATTTTTTACTCCATTATTTTTCGGAAATAGTAACAGGAATAGAAGTTTTATCTATTTCACTTATATCTTTTATTTCGGTTTCTGCTGTAATAATTATTTTAGCAGGTCCTAATTTTTTAATTGTATTATTTTGATTGTTAAATGACTCTGGTAAAATATATGCTTTTACACTCATATTTATACTACATTTAACTGCTCTATTTTCACCATCAGAAATTTCAACATTATTTTCAATACTATCATAATTTACTATGAATTTATATTTATCACCACCCCAATATTTACCTTCTGCATAAACAAATTTTTCTATAATAGGGTTCATATGATTTATAAAACCTGTCCATATTTCTAATTGATAATTAATTATTACGTAATCTGGAATATTTACAACAAAATATTCCTTAGCAGGTTTAATATTATTATGAACATTAAAAACATTGTATCTATTTTTAGGACTATATTTAGTTGATATTACTTTTGTTATATAACCATCTAATTTATCAATTGGCATATTAGTGTTTTTATTTAAACCATTATTTTTTAAAACAATAACCGGTACCATTATTTGATTAGTTTTTTGATCTCTTAAAAATCCTTGTTTTCTAATTGCGTTCCATATTTCAGGAGTTGCAAAGTGAACAGGTACCGTTTTAGTAGTATTGTTTTCAGTAAATACTGGTTTAATAATATCTTTAATATAATTAACAATTGCAACATCAATATCTTTAATAGAAATAGAGATATTTTTATATGTATCTGTATCTCTTCTTAAATTATTTATTCTATTTTTAATATCCATTATTGATGTCTTTCAATTAAATTAGTTAAACTTACGTTTGTTAAATGTGCTTGACATACAAATGACCAATTTAATAATTTTCTACCAGCAATATATTGGTTTTCTTCAACATTATCTATTTCCCAATAAATATTATTCCATTCAACAATATCTCCCATTTCAGGTATAATATTTTTTTGTTGTAATAATTCTCTATTAAGTGCAAATTCAAGAGGTTGTCTAATATCTTTACCAAAATTAGTAGAAAATGATTCTTGATTACTTCTATTTATTATAGAATTGAATTTAACACCTTTGTAATATTGTTTATTTACACTTTCACCGTATATATCATCATTATCTGAATTAATGATATTAACTTTATATAATATTATATCAGTTTCTATTACCCAATCTATTAATTCTTTATTTATAGATTGAAAAAATCTAACGTCATGTGGTCCAACAAATCTTGGCATTATCTATCTTCCAATTATTTTACAAATATTCCTAGAGGAACCTTTGCAATTATTTTTTGCATATTATCCTCTTCTTCTTGTTTATTTTGCATTTGTGCTTTTTTACCAGATTTTTCTAACATATCCTTTAATTTATCAACTAATTTATCTCTATCATTTATACCTTCATTTCTTAAAGATTCACCATCTAATGTTATTTCACCATTAGGTATAGGTATATTTGGATATTTTGCTCTAATACCACCAAGGGTTATTTTACAAATTGCTAGAAAATAATCTCTAATCCACATTCTACCAACAGAGTTAATATTAGAATAAACTAAATTATCATATGGAACATTTGACGGGTCAGTTATTGTTCCTAAACCACTATCAGAACCTGTTAAATTACTTCCAGTTACATAACCAATATCTGCTGTTTCTGTAATTACATAATCAAACCACAAAGTAAAATTATCACTTGGTATAGGAAATAATCTAAGTTTATTATTAATTAATTCAAATGAAAATGCACTCTTACGAACTTGGTCATTAATTTCTACTGCTTGCATTCTTAATAAATCTTCATATACAGGTCTTAATACATATGCAGTTTCTGCTGCTCCAATTGCACCACCACTTCCAAATCCATAAATTGTTCCCATTCCATAAACACCAGGACTAGTAGGTATGCCCCAAGGATCAAAATATCTAGTTGATGCTGGAGTTCTATAATGAAATATTCTTTTTATTCTTATATTACTACCACTCTCTTCAGTTTTAGCAAAAACTTCATTTAAGTCATATACTTGTTGGTCTGCATATACTTGGATTGAACCATGTTTCCAATCGACATTTCCACCTACACCAATTTCTGCTCCATATGCATCTGATAATTGAATAATTCTTCCAAGACCTCCACGAATTTGTCTTCCTGTTAAATTACTTCCAGTAGGACTTCCTTGTAAAGTCAGCATATATTCTTGTATATTTTGAGAATTAACATATGCACCATAAGCAGAAACTGCTTCTTCAAACATAGATATAAAATGCGCATTTGTTAATTCTACATCAACTGAACCATATCCTAATCTATGAGCAGCCCAATACGTTGATGAAACTGATTCAGATAAAAATAAAATATCATTGTCATAAAATTTAAAAAATGTCGATGCTGTTACTTCACTTATAGAAGCACTACCAGGCCATATTGGATATACAAGATCACTCATTTAGTTTCCTTATTAAGGTTTAAAATCATATACTTCACCAAACACATTTTTCAATTTAGTTATTTGATGTCCTAAATCAGAAGATATTTTCCATCCGTTTTTTTCACCAGATTTATGAATTAATTTTGCTAATTTTGTAAACAATGTTTCCATTTCTTCTATCGTTTCACCAATTTCAATATATAAATCACCAACTTTAGATTCTTTTATTGGAGGTTTTGGTGGGTTTTTATACATAATATTTTTTAATAATGTTTTTTTCATATTTTTTCCTTATGATGTTGCTGCACATTTCCAAGTATTTGTAAATGTTCCATCTATATTTTTTGTAGATTTAAATTTAAAGAAATCATATCCTAATGGACTATATCCCGCATTAGATTGAAATTTCTCTGCTATATTTTGATTCCAAGGTTTTTTCGTTACTACAAACCAATCTAAATATGAACCATTTTTAGTTTTTTTCCATTCTTCAACTTCTGGATATAATTTGTTTAAATTATTATTTTCATTAACATGTTTATGTTTAAGTTCTGCACAATACATTGCTATTTTCGCTTTCGGTGCGTTAGTAGTTAAAAATACTCTGCCACCCCACTCTAATATTCTTTTGTTTGGTTTGTATTCATGCAGAATGTGTTTTAATAATTTATCTCTATCTTTTTTGTTTTTAATTTGTTTAGTTTTACTAATATATTCTAATACTAATTCTTTTGTTTCGTTTTTTACTTTTTTCTTGAAAATATTTTCTTCTATTTTTTTAGTTTTAGGTTTCTCAACCTCTACAATAATTTGTGAATCATTATCTAATAATTCTACACCTTCAACTACAATCTTTTCAGAAATAACTTCATATTCATCTTTCCAAAGTTGAAATATAGTATTGTTAGTTATTATTTCTAATAGAACATCACCTTTAGGTGCTAAATTCAAATCATGTTGAATTTCAATAATACATTCACCAGATTCATATTTTCCTTCGAAAAATAACTTTGCAGCTGAATTATTTGGAGATAATATAAGTCTAGGTGTTATTTTAGGATTTGAACCTGCACCACTTATATTTGCTTTACATTTAAATGTTTGTGTTTTATTTTTATTAAATTTTATCAATTTTTTTCTCCACTATTTTATATAAATAGTTAAATTTAATAATTTCATTTATCTTTTCCTTATATAATTATTCATAAAATTTTTAAGTTATGGTGTTGATATTGTACCACCAAGTCCTGTTATTGTTGTAGCTGTTACTGCTGAACTATATGTTCCACCCCATCTATAAACAAGTGATGAATATGAACCAATACCATATTTTGGAATTGTACCCGTTTCACTTAATTGTCCTGCTATAACAGTACAACCATTTGTTACTCTGAGCCCGTAAAAAAATGCAGAAGTATATGTATATGCAATAGTTAAATTGTTAAAATATTCTGCCCATACACCAGAATAATTAGATGTTGTGTTATCAACTCCTGTAAAATAACATCCAAATGCTGTAAATGATGAACATTGAGCAGTATATATACAACACCCATCAACAGATGCTACAGTTGAATTTAATCTTATATGATACATTTCCATTATTGCAGTATTACCTACAACATACATACAAATATTCTGATTGGAATTGAATATAACAGCCTGATTGGTATGTTGTAATGATTCAGACATATTCCCTTGTATCTTAACTGTGCCTGAATAAAAATTATTAAATGAAACTAAAGATGTAAATGTATAAGTTCCATCAGCAAATTGAAATGTTAAAATATAACCATTTAAGTTTTTTGGCTGAGCATCTATCAAAGCTTGTATTTGAGTTGAATCCATTGAACTACTAAAATTAACAGTAGTATTTTCTGTTAAATAAGGTAATCCACCTCCACCACCATTAAGTGCATACGATGCAGTTAAGGCATAATCAGAATAAGAAGATGAAATTGCATAGCTTGCACTAACTGCACATGATGAACTCTCAACAGAACCAGATACAAATAAAGAACCACTTATTTGAACATCACCTATTATTGAAACATATGAACCATCTAAACTCTGTGTCCACAAACCTCCTGTTCCCGATCCTCCACCGTTTAATGCATATGATGCAGTTATTGCATATGATGCAGTTGTTGGAAATATATTTATTATGTTACCTAACCCATCACGTATTACATTGCTACTAGTATCTATTTGAACTAATCTTGGATAAGTTTGACATATTTGTTCATTTGTTAAATCGAATGACATTTATTACCTCTAAATAATTTTAATATCTGAAACCTTAATTTCAATTGTTTGTTTTGCTTTTTTATATTCTTTTGTCAATAATTCTACATCTTCAATACTTATTTTATAATTTTTAATTTCTTTTTCTTGTATAATCTTGTTTCCTTTTAACCAGAGAATTAATCTAATTACTTTACGTTTTTTCTGTGTATCTAAACGTTCATAAACTTCAATCATTTCTTCTGGAGGTCTAGCTGCACCTCCTGGAGTTTCAACAACTTCTTTTACAACATCAATACAATCAGACCATAAAATACAATATTCACCCCACTTATAACATGCTGTTCCCCATATCGTGCTAAATATGCGATAATTCCATATAACGCACATATCGCTCCAAGTCTTACAAGACTTATCCCACAAAATACCTATTGAGTCTGCCATTATTTATACTTTTTATTATATATATTCGTAATAAACTTTATTGCTTCTTTTTTGTCCATTTTAGGATTATTAAGAAATTCATCTTCTAATTCTTTCTTTAATTTACCTACAATTGGACCAGGTTTTAAGTTAAACATTTTTATTATTTCACCACCGTCTAATGGTAATTGTAATTTTTTAGTAAAATCACCACCTAGATTTTTCATTCTATTTCTTATAGATGGAACTTGATTTGGCATATTATATTTCCAATCATCTTTTCCATGTGAAATATTATCTGCGTGTATTAAATCTAATGTTGTTTCTAAATGATCACCTAAATCATTTTGTAATTTTCTAAGTGCTTTATCACTAACTAATTCAGCATCTTTACCAAATGATTTTGTTCTCATATGATTTTTAACTGCAGTATACACAGCATTTATTATATTAGTTGGATATTTAAGTTTAGTCATTATATCTTTAGCAATTTCTGCACTTATATCTTCATGTTCATAAAAATGTATTTCATTATCAACTACAGATTTAGTATATGATTTTCCAGCATCATGAAATAGTGCTGCTAATCTTGTTATTAAAGATTTAGGAGTATTTTTTAATACCATAAGTGTATGTTTATTTGCATCCCACATATGATAATCATTTTGTTTTAATTTTACTAATCTATCTAATTCAGGAGCAACATATTTATTAAGTCCTGTCATTTGTAATAACTTAATACCTTTATCAGGATTATTAGTTAATAAAATTTTATTAAGTTCATCTTGTATTCTTTCAGATGAAATTGTAGATAACATTTTTGCATTTGTTTTAAGAGCTTTAATCATACTAAATGGTAATTTCCAATTATATTTAACTGTAAATCTAATAGCTCTTAACATTCTTAAAGGATCTTCTTTAAATATAATATCTGGATCTAATGGTGTTCTAATAATTTTATTTTGTAAATCTTTCATTCCTTTACCAGTTAAATCTAATATTTCACCACTTGTTAAATCTTTTAATAATGAATTAATTGTTAAATCTCTTCTTTCAACATCTTGTTGAGGTGTTCCATAATCAACCTCTGGTTTTCTATTTCCATATTCATATTTTTCTTTACGAGTCATTACACATTCAATATCAATAGATGATAAATCTATTCCATTATATTTAACACCTTTTAAAGTTATTTTTGCAGTTCCAAATCTAGGATATATAACTGGATTACTATTTTGTCTATATATTTTTAATTTTTTTGCTAACCATTCTGCAAATTCAATTCCACCATTAGGAGCAGCAACTGTTAAATCTAAATCCTTTATTCCCATCCCCATAAGTTCATCTCTTACGGCTCCACCTGCTAAAAATACCTTATTTTTCCACTGACTATTTTTAATTAAATCGGATATTAATTTAAGTGCAGTATCGTGTTGTATTTCTTCTAATATCAATTTTAATTTCATTATTTAACTTTTAATTCTAATACATAATAATAATCAGGAGTACCTTTTTCTACAACAACTTTATATAATTTTTTTAATTCTTCTACTTTAGGCAAACCCATTTTTTGTAAATTTGGATCAACAGAATTTTTTATAGAATTACCCATATTACCTGCATGAGTAATTTTAAGTATTCCTTTTTTATTTAATTTAAATTCTGTAAAACCCATTCTTCCATCGGTTTGATTACCTATAAATCTAGTTATATCAACTTTTTCAGATAAAATTTTATTTAATTCTTCTCTTATAAGTTGTCTTAATTCAGATTTTTTTAAAATATTTTCTCCAATTGACTTTTTATTTATATTTTTAATTGCTGCTTCCATTTTAGTTCTAGCACTAACATTTGCAGAATGAACTTTAATTTTAGGTGGTTTAAAGTTATGTAAATATACTTGTTCCTCTATCCATAACAAAACATCATAACCAGTTCCTATATTTTTATCATCACCTAAATCATGATCTAAACTTAATTCTTCTACTTTACCAGTTTTTAAATATTTAATTACTTCTTTGGGTGTTTTTAATAATTTCCATCCACTTGGTGGTGTTCTTTCATCATCTAAATAAATTTTCATATTTTTTCCTTAAGATATATAATTTTTAATGAAATTTAATACTTCTGAGTCACTCTGATGCACCAGGTTATTACCATATTTATCACTTAATATTTTTAACAACCTACCAATTTGAGGTCCTGGTTTAACACCGAGTTTATCCATTAACCATTGACCATTATACTTACTTCTAATAGGTAAATTATTATCAATTTCTTGTTTTTTAATTTCTACTTCTTGATATTTTTTAGGATAATATTTTTTAAAATAATAATCTTCATCTTTTATAGAAGATTTTGCTCCTTTTTCTCTTAATTTATTAATTACATAATCGATAACCGGTCTTTTCATAGATTTTCTATCTGATTGATTCATTTCACTAGAAGTAATAAATGAAAAATCAAATAATTTAGAAGTTGATAAATAATCTACCATATCATCTACATCAGATATATTATTAAATCTAGTTGGATTTAAACCTAATATTTTTAACCCATCCATTAAATTAGATGATATTAAAATGTCATGATAATTTCCTCTTCTATCTTTAAATCTTTTAAAGAAACCAGATGAACCATATTTAAAATGTAGCTTTTTAGAAAATATACCAACTATTCCAGAAAAATCATTATATGAATAATATTGAGACATTGATTGAAACTTATCATCATTTCCTGTTACAATAAAATCTACATGAACATTTTTATTTATTTTAGGAAAATTAATTAAATATGAATGAACACCACTATTACTAGATTTATCAACTATACTACTCTTTAATATTTTTTCTATATTAGTTTTCCAATCTGTTAATGGTAATGCAATTATATCTACATCTCCGTGATCTTGTTTTGATGATAATGCTTTTGATAAATTAAATTTTTTAAAATGTTTAGAAAGTTTATTTTTTAATTCATTAAATATATAGTTCATTTCTTCAGTAGTAACTCTTGATGATCTACTTCCAAATAATTTTCCACCTTCTTTTATTAATTGAGACATTAATATCATTACAAATATTCTCCTGCAAATTCATCTAGATCCATATATTCTGATCTATGTGTTTTTAAATCTTCTACAAATATTTTTGTAGGTCTATATTTCATTATTTTTTCCATTGCACCATCTTTTGCACGATTTGATATTTTAGATGGATTAATAGTAAAATATAATTCTTTTCTACTTGGTGACCATATACCACCTCTAATAAATCCAGCATCATCTAATATTGATAATAATTTTTCACTTCCATCTCCAACTAATATTGCTAATTCTGATGAATTATATCCTACTAATTTTTGTGCTTTATTCATTAGTTGTTCAAATCCTTTTTCATAAAAAATATCACCGTGATAATTTAATTCATGAATTTTTCCTTTATTATCAATTACAAATGCACCTCTTGAAGTTGCTTCTTTTAATAATCTTTTAAGTTTTTTCATCGTTTAATATTTTTTTTAGTTTAGAAATTGTATCACTTGCAGATTTATGAAGTATTCCTATACCTCCTGCTGCTTTCCAAGGATTTATATTTTTTTCCATATCATCAATTAATATTCTATTTGGACCTGCATATTTATATTTATCATCTTCTAATATCACCGTAACTGGACCTAAATTTTTGGATATCCATTGTATTTTACCTCTTCTACTTTCACCGTTATCATGAGAAGACGGTGCAGATAATATATTAATTTTATAGAAATTCATTATTAAAAATACCCATAACTTTTTACCATCTTTCATCCATGGCATATCTGTCCAAAATTTAATTCCATATGTATTTATTATATTTCAAAATTTTTCTTTTCCATATTTTTTAGAATAAGACCAACCATCTTTTGTTTTAATATCTGCAATACTAACAAATTTAGAATCAAAATCTGTTAAAACTGAATCCATATCACAAAATATTTCATACTTTGTATTTTTTAATATTATTTCTTTTAATAGTATTTTCATATATTTATTGTTTTTGTTCCTGTTTTTGGTATAAAGTTTTGTTTTTTCATAACAGTTATTACAATTACATCTATCTTATCACCTGCTCTTTGTATATTAGTAACAATATTTAAGTTATCATAATTTCTTTTTAATAAGACATAATCACCCATATCTATTTTATTAAATAATAGAGATTCAGCAATCTTTTCTAGTGATGAATTAACAATTTCTATAATATCTTTATCATTTATATAAAAATCATCATGTCTGGATTGTCTGTCATTTGCATGTTTAGTTTTATCTATTTTAACCTTGATTTGTATTTGTTTTAATAGATTTGCAATTGTATTTTCTAATATTATTTGTTTTAATTTCATAAAAATCCTTAATAATAT